GATCTCGGCAAGGCGTAACGGATGGGTTTTGCGGTGTATGACGCCTAATTCACGCAGAATTTGTTCGTAAATGTGCGTGTAATTGTGCTTTATCGTGCCTTTATCCGATCCGTACAAGTCGGCAAGGCCGGTGAGCGAGATTTCGGTAAGGTCAACTTCACCCGTTTGCGGCGTGTATTCCTCTGGCGTGACCGTATCAAGGTAACGTCTGACGCCTCCTCGTTCCTTGCTTCGTTGATCGCTCTGCCCAGCCATATTTGCCACCATATTCTGTTACTCGGATAACCATTCAACGGGGGAATTCGCACGATCTCTCAACCTCTCTACAGCCCTTTCGCCCAAAAGCTGACGCACTAGGCCCACGGCATCAGGGTCTGACAATACTGCCTTCGCTCCAGCCTCTCTGACGAGCTGTGCCACACGTTCCCTATCAATCTCCGCTCCAGCGGCTAACCGAGCGTCAAGGTATCGCAGACGGTTTAACGGTGACTCCCTGACCAACTCATCCCACATGATTCTTGCTGATTGCCCTATGTCTTCTCTGGGCTGACTGGGCTTACTCTCGGGGTATAAAGTTTCATCTCCCATGCTTAAAACCCTGATGACTGATGGTGAATCCGCACGGTTGAGACGGAGTTACGCCTCAACTTGGATCGTGCGGAATTGATGACTGACGGAGCCATCCGCTGTCGGCTACTTTTCACAGGTTTCCCTGCTGTGGTTCGCGCTTCCCGACGACACGCTGCGCGTTCAGAGGCCCACCGCCCCGGTCTGAATTTAAGGTAATGCTGCGCGTAGTTGCCCCGACCAGCATTCCCGAACGTATTAGCGCGGTGGGGAGGTTGACAGGACTAGAACAGTCCATTACAGTCCACTCGCGCTATACCCGTAAATACAGCGTAAAGGCTTCCCACTAGCCGCGTCAAGCCCCCGTTTAGGGGGTTTGTCGTTTCTGGGGTCATCATAGTTCTAACGCTGTTTGTTGAGTTGCCAATTGATCGGCTGGCAAATGACTCAAACTAGGCCGCGCAGCGTTTAATGTTCTTGCCCATCGCACTTTCTTGCCAATAGGCTGATCAGTACGGCGTGCCTTACCATCCGTATGCTTCCATTGACCGCCGCCCGCCAACCCTTCTGAAATCCAACCAGAAGCCTTTAAGCTGATGCCAGTTTCTTCATCAGCCAATATGTACGTCTGGATACGCTCAAATCCTAATTCCCGACCCGCCCTTGCCGCTGCGGAATAGAGCATGGAACAAACATTTTTAGTGCCGTCAGTTACTAATCTCGTAACTTCTAACACTTTTGCAGGATCACCGGCTAACCGAGCAACGGGACGCCCGACGACTGCCGCTCCATGCAACCTACCCGATTCGTCAATGACGCCAAGGCTGAAACGATGACCAACGCACGGTTGGTGGTGGCGGTGCCAAGCAGCAATCGCAGCATTTGCTTCTGCTAATTCTATTGGCACCACTACCAATTTCATGCGTTATTTACCTTGTGGGGGCTTTATCAGCCCTGCCTTAACCTGCCATACCCGAGCCGCTGGGATCGCCCCAGCCTTGACCCAATGGCTAACTGCGCCCTTGGTGACGCCAAACGCCTTGGCTACAGCCTGCTGGCTACCGTATCGCTTGATGAGTTTCTGTATGTCCATGATGCGGACTATAGCGGCCTAAACTTTTTTGCGCAAAGGGTGTTGACAAACCCGTATAGTTTGCTAAACTGGCCTCGTTGACATACACAACAGGAGCAACAGATATGCTAACCACACAGATCATTCTTTGCGGTGTCGCCTTTGAGGCCGAGGTGGAATACACCGTGACGGCTGGCGATGATGATACGGGCCTTGCGCCCATGATGATCCTCAACAACGTGCATCTGCTTGGGTATTACCCCGAGGGCATTAACAGCCGTTCCGCGCAGAAAGGCGATTACGTTTATTTGAACGTCAAGTCTGACCTTAACTACCTAACGCTAGAAGAACAGCAGACGTTAGAAGATGCCTGCTGGTCACACCATCAGGACTGGAAAGCCGAGGCGTGGGATCGCAACCACATTGAGGAGAGCGAGTATGAATAAGCGCCCCTCACTTTGGCCGGTAATCCTCATCATCATCGCCGTGTATCTGCTTGCCGCTCTGGTAGAGCCTTGCGACGGTCACTCATGCGATGCGGAGGTGACGTATGGAACCCGATGATTGGACTTGGTGGCACCAGCAAGACTTGGAAATGCAGGAACGCGAGGAGCAGGAGCGCATTGATGCCTGCAACCGCGCATTAGACGAACTCAAGGAGAAGAACGATGAAGGTGTATGAAAAGATCGCTGCGATTACCGCTGAGTTGAGCAAAGTCGGTATCAGCAAAGACAGCAAGAACCAGTCGCAGGGTTACAAGTTTCGTGGCATTGACCAAGTGTACGGGGCGCTTTCGCCCCTCCTTGCCAAGCATGGTCTTTGCATTTTGCCCCGCGTGACGGCACGCGAGGTGGTGGAGCGGCAGAACCGTCAAGGCACGGCGCTGTTCTACGTCACGCTCACCGTGGAGTTTGATTTTGTCGCCGCCGAGGATGGCAGTAAACATACGGTTGTCACGATTGGCGAGGCAATGGATAGCGGAGATAAGGCGAGCAATAAGGCTATGTCTGCCGCCTACAAATACGCCGCGTTCCAAGCGTTCTGTATCCCGACTGAGGGCGACAATGACGCTGATGCGACAACGCATGAGGTGGCCGCGCCCGATCCTGCGGTGCTGGCGCAGATCGCCGCGTGCGATAGCAAGAAGGCGCTGCGGGCATTGCTGAACGAACTGCCTGTTCCTGCGCGTGAGCTGCACATGGATGCGTTTATGGCTCGCAGTAAAGAGGTGCAGTAATGGAACAGCGCACGACCGAATGGCACACCGCTCGGCTTGGCAAGGTTACCGCCTCCCGCGTGGCTGATGTGATTGCCAAGACCAAAACAGGTTACGGCGCGTCACGGGCAAACCTGATGGCTGATCTGATCTGCGAACGCCTTACAGGCCAGCCTGCCAGCACGTTTAGCAATGCGGCAATGGAGTGGGGTACGGAGCAAGAGCCACACGCCAGAGCCGCCTATAGCGCCCGCACAGGCGAGTTGGTAGAGGAGGTGGGGTTCATAGACCACCCGCGCATTGCGAACTCTGGCGCGTCCCCTGACGGTTTGGTGGGCGATGACGGGCTGGTGGAGTTTAAGTGTCCCGCGACCGCGACTCACCTAGATACGTTGTTAGTGCAGGCGGTGCCAACCAAGTACATCGCGCAAATTCAGTTCCAGATGGCTTGCACAGGCCGCAAATGGTGCGATTTCTGTAGTTACGACCCGCGCCTGCCCGAACACCTGCGGATGTTTGTGAAGCGGGTGGAGCGTGACGATGACTACATCAAGATGTTGGAGGGCGAGGTGACCGTGTTCCTTGCCGAGTTGGAAGAAAAGTTAAGCAAATTGCAGGAGTTGAACCGTGGCTAATTATCAGCAGATTTATGATCCGAATATGCGTGGCGTGTTGTTCAAAAATGACCAAAAGGGCAATCCAAAAGCACCGCTTTACCGAGGGTCATGTGTGATCAACAACGTTGATATGAATATCTCTGCGTGGATACAGACGAGCAAAAAATCGGGCGATAAATTCATGTCGCTGAAGTTTGAGTCCAAGGGTGAGGGCCGTGTGTCACGGGCCGGTGAACCCCAGCGCACGCCTGACAAGTCGCCGCCACAACAGCAATTGACTGAGGATAACTGGGACGATGATTCCATTCCGTTTTAGTGGAACATTGCATTTGTGAAGCGCATTTTTCCAATAGGTACATCACCAGAACAAGTTGCTACGGCGGTGCTGCGAATGTTGCAGCACTTGCCGTCCAACAAACCGTTATCGGTAAGCGTAGAGCTATGGAAAAAGCCGCGCACCAACCAGCAAAACGCCTACCTTTGGGGCGTGGCGTATCCCGCGATCCTAGAGGGTGGCGGTGAAGCGTTGCGCGGCTGGACACGCGACGACTTGCATGAGTATTTCTTGGGTGAATGTTTTGGCTGGGAGGTGCTGGAGGGTTTTGGCCGTAAGCGGATGCGCCCGGTCATGCGATCTTCAGCCATGACCAAACAACAATTCAGCGATTACCTAGACTGGCTTGGCGCAAAATGCGCAAACATGGGAATCACGATTCCAGAGCCTAATTATGAACCTTGATATTGCAACACAGCGTGGGCAAATAAGCCTTGCCGATGAACAATTTGTTGCGCAATGGTACAACAGTAAACCGCGTCATCGTTACATCCAGACGCCAAAAGATGCGCCCGCAAAAATTGACGCAATTCTGACTAAAGACAACATAATTATTGGCCTTGCTGAAACAAAGTGCCGATACAATTTGTCTTTAGAACAATTGAGAACGAAGTTTAACGACGAATGGTTAATTACTTCTGAAAAAGTTGAATCTGGAATGGAACTTGCGGAGCAATTTTGTGTTCCGCTCATTGGTTTTTTGTTTTTAGTAGATGATGACGTGTTGCTTGTGCAAAATCTTACTACCGCGAAAAAACGGAAAGAAATCACCGAAACACAACGCACAATCAACGGCGGGATAGCGCGACGAGAAAATATGTTTGTAACGATGAAAGATGCATGGGTGCATCGTGACATCAAAACGGACTGGTAATTTACGCAAAGAGGCCAAAGGCCGTGGCTGCATGGTGCGCCTCCCCGGCATCTGTAACTTCAATTCAGAAACGGTCGTGCTCGCACATCTGCGCGTAACAGGGGTTAGCGGCATGGGCTTAAAGGCACCCGATGCCTTGGGGGCTTGGTGCTGTTCCAGCTGTCACGCGGAGGTGGACGGTCAAACGCATAAAAGCGGCTTGACCCGCGACGAACTACGCCTTGCCCACTATGACGGCATGGCTCGCACCATCATGCAGCTGCACAAAGAGGGGCTGATATGAACTTTTGGTGCGACACGCCCTATATCACGGCCTACGTCCGCAACGAGTTTTTGCACGACCAGCAGAAAGGGCATAACGAACACACGCTCTGCACGGTCTTTGGCTTTCGCGCTGAACCCATGCGAGCGCCGATGTTTCAAATCATGCTGGAGTCAGGGGCGCAATGGGCGCGTATCCCGATCCATGCGCTAACTAGCAAGCCCTGCCCGCCGATGGACTTAAAGCTCGTTTGCTGGTGGGACAATTTTAGCCGCAACTGTCAGGTCAAGGAGGTCGCGTTTCTACGCAATCACCGGGTCAAGGCCGTAGGCCGGGACGGGGTGCAGCGGGCGGGGACATACCTGATGACGGTATTTTGGTGCGACGGCGGTTGGAGCGAGGTGCCTGACCAGAGCAAGGATCACCATCTGATTGTTTTAGACACGGGCCAATGGATTGCCTACCCCAACAACAGGCTGCTGTGGGTAGACCCGTCGTGGATACATGGGGAGGTGCCGAGGGACTGGCGCAGCCCGTCAACCAACTACAGCGTGGAGGGTAACCCATGAAACGCATTCTAAAGGCATTACAGCGGATTTTGGATCAGGAGTGGCGTCATGTGCCGCCCCCTAACTGGGCCGCCAAACGCGGGTCAGGGAGGATTTACTGGTGATAGACGATAAATCGCCACCGGGGTCATGGCAGCGCGAAATTGAGCGTATGCCGTGGAAATACAACACCCCACAAGAGGAGCGCGTCAGGCTGGCCTTGGCCGAGTTACGCAACCGTGATCTGTGGGACATAGCGCGGGTGCTGGAGCAGGAAATTATGACGCTGCGGGCCGAGCGGCGTTAATCACGCTGAAAGTGCGGAACGTCCTTAAACGACTTCCAGTTGCCACCCCATTGATTCTTGGGGTGCAGGCTTGTCCAGTAGTCGCCTATCGGCTGCAAGGTCGGAATGTCGTAGGTTAGTTTGCCGTCCTTGAAGAAGTTAAGGTCAATGGCACGGCGCTGTAGGTGAATGCTTGCCATCGTCTTGCTGCGACCCGTTTTGACGTAGATCGCCTGTTGTTCGGCGGTGCGGAACAGTTCCCCGCCCGTAACGGTAAATCCTAACTCGGTTGCCTTCTGGATTAGCTTGCACACATCCAGCAAAAACGCAGCCTGTTCGGTAACGGCGCTCACTTCAGCGCCTCCTTTAACTGGTCAGACTTATCCTTACTGCCTTGGCTTGAACCAAAATAGTAGCTGACGATTTGCGTGGCGATGGCTGACAACACGCCTAAAACATAAATTAGGATGTCCTTGCGGGATGCTTCTACTGGGGTCGCGTCAAACATCACCACGCCAAACAGTACAAAAGTTAAGCTCACAATTGCTAACGCAAGGATTGGCGTGATGACTTTATTTAGGAGCGGAGCGTCCCTGCTCGTAGCAATAGAGATTTCTCGGTCTCTGGCGCTATCCACATCCTTTAGACGCATTTCAAGTTCAGCGAGGTCTAGCTTGTCCTCCTCAAGCCTTAAGCGCATGAGTTCTTCTTCATGCTCCATCGCGGCGATCTGCACCTTGGCCATGTCCTCGGGCGACATATCGGGTTTCAGTTCCACGCCCAACTTGTCCTCAACCACCTTCTTGCCTTTCGCCAGCACGGCGTTAGCGACAAGGTTAAGCCCGCTGGCGAGCAGAGGTTGCACAATGGGCAGCAGCGCCGCTGGGATCATTTGCCGCGCTCCTCCATCAACTTCACACGCACTTGCAGGTCATGGATGTCCTCCATAAGATCATCCTTCATGTCCTGACGGCGAGCGGCGCTAATCGGGCTGTCGGTCGGCACGCCTTCGTCAGTAATCAGAATAGGTATCTTGGACTCAATCTCAATCAGCCGATTCTGAAACGAGGTGATCTCAGAGAGCAACCAACCCACGGCAGCAAGGAGGACGGGGAACAACATGTCCACGACCTTCTCCATGCTGAAGCCTTTGTCGCTCACTTCATGGCCTCAAGCAGCATGACACCCATGCTACCGAGTGCGGTCAGCAAAATGATGATGATGGCCCCGCCTACCTTCAGGACTAGCCCTTCTAGCCGCTTTAGACGAGCGTGGATGGCTTCGTACCGTACCGCGCAAACGTCAATGTGGCTGGTCACGGTGACT